GGACCTCACGTTAAAGTAAGACCACCTCCCCACACGTACTTAGTTGGACGCCCGAACAGGCATGTTTTCACATGCATGTCCATGAAGCGCTGACAAAGGTACGGAACGCACTCGTTCGTAAACACGAATGGTCTTGTCATCCAATCGCCTAACCCAATCATCCATCTTAACACAGGAGGAAAAATTCCCATGCCCCAATTCGAGATTGACATCTCGCCTTGGTTTCGAACAGTACTGTCTTAATAGTGCTTCGCATTCGCGATTAACAACACCGCGATCTGCTTCCACTGCTAAAACAGGCAGTCTAAACTGGTATGATTGAATATGACGGTTCCATCGCATATCAGCTCGACGAACTTTAGAAAAATCCGTCAAATCAACATGAAAAGGCGGGCGTTTGAAACCCGCAACAGGGAGCGTAGCGACGACGTATGGCGTATTAGGCCACTTAGCCGTGACATGATCCCTGATGAATCTGGCCGTATTCAACAAATCTTTTGAAAAGAGTTGTTCTTCGACCGACAGTAAAGATAAACGAGATTTCATCTCACTATCATTGGAGGAAAAGTTAGTATACTTTACGTATACTGGGGTTATATCATACCCTTTATAGGCATGACATCCACACGATTCACGGAAATGTGACTGTACAAAACTCTTGGTCTGATTGATTTTTAATCCAAACCTAGGTAGCCACTCATAAACGAGAGGTACAAGAGAAGACGGTAAAATAACATCGTCTCCGTACACACTTATACGTTTACAAAAATCGTGTTTTTCGGAATTCGTCATGTCGCTAGTTAATATAATTGCACGTATAAGGAACAAGTGCAACAGCGACATGATGGGAAAACAAACAGCTGAACCCATAGGTGCAAACTTTTCAGTTTTGTATAAAGCACCTTTGTGTCCAGCTCCAGCGGGCGGCTTCACGAATGTCGTGGAAACAGCCATCAGGGCCCTTTGTAAATCTGGAGTAAGCACAGTCATTTTTGCCACAAGTATCCTGGCTATACGATCTGATGCCTCTGACTCGTCAATTGTCGCATCTCTGCGATCTACTGACGAAGCAAGCGCACGCTTCGCGTGCACACTCTGATCATCGAGTGGTAAAAATTTACTCAACGATCGTTTTATGGCCTTTGTTAGCAGCCGGCGTAAAGCCTGCTGCACATACTGTACTTCGTTGAATTCCTTACAAATTCCTCTCCACTTCTCATAAGTTTTTGGGACAGCGGAGTATACTGAATATGGTAAAGCTATACGATTTTCGTACAGCTGAAGGAAGGGACGCGACTGATCCACAAGGTCATAAGGATGTGAATAAAACCACTCCTCATAAGGAAACTCCTTATGAATCGATTCGAACAACACATGTGGCGCGTAGCGCATGTGTTTTGGGGTGTTCTCAACGGTTGATCCCGGACCAGGTCTGGGTACACAGTCATCGTCGTCCGTAGTTAAGTCGCGGGCAAATGACCACCATTGAGTCGCCATAGAAGCTATAATAGGCTCCAAGGCGGGATCATCAAAGTTAATCTTTGAGAGTCCCTTATCAACATCACAAAAACTGCCCCATTGTTTAAGGGCAATCTGTTCATCAGGCTGGCCGCGGAGTTTCTTACCGCATACACAAATATTGTACGTGTACATTAGGGCCTTTGCCTGGATTTCTGAGCTGTAGTTCGCTTCATTCGTGACGATTTCGGTTAATCGACGCAAAAACGTCGGTCGACCACCCCTAGTTTTAAAATAAGGGGAGAAAGTTACTTCACGCTTTTCTAACATGGATA